ACAATAATTTAACAGTTGTTAAACCTGCTGTTCAATGTATTATGCATAAGAAAAGTTACTTTAAATTTGATAAACCTATACTTAAGGGTCCTTTTAGGACTGATTAGAATATTATATAATGAATAAATAACATTTTTCTTAAATAGAGTGGTAATAGAGATTGAAATGGATCTCTTATTTGTAGATCCCCTTCTGTTTCGCTCCATCGTAAACCTTCAACTTCAATGAACCTTCTTTGCCATGGACTCGTTCCTCCCCTTGTTTGGTCCATTGGAAATACTTCGGATAGTCGGTAATTGCTTGTGCATATGAGTATGTCATGAGTCATGCACGCACTTCCGTATCTAACTTTAGCCATAAATGGATATCTATCTGAGAGCATTAATAAAGGGTGAGCCCACTCTTTCTTGTGTTCAGGTAAAAAGTCTTCAATACAAATTACCTTTTCACCGTTATATCTTTCGAAATATAACTCTGCTGCATTCTTTCGATAAGCTTCAGGAAAATGATGATAAACCCAACGTGATTTACCGATACCTGATTGACCCCAGATCCAGATACATTTACGGTCTGTTGTTTCGTCTTTTTTTTGTTTTTCTGCAGCTATTGTTTTCCATTTACTTAGATGGCATACGTACATACTCGGATACATATCCCGAATCTTGGAAAGTTCTCCACGCAGAGCGAGTTCAATGCAAATTGCGAACTTATCCTCTTTTATTTCGTTTTCTGTTACTGGTGGTGCTTCTCCTTTTGTTATATATTTGCCTCCTTTTATCGTGTATTCCCATGACTCACGATACATGGTTTTTCCAGACTTGGGATGATTTTTTATAGGTTCAATATGACAACCGAATAATTTACCTAAAGCATTAAATCTTCGTTTTTTTGTTAATTCTAAATAAACGTGTATATGATATCGTCCTGTATCAGGACATTCTTCCTCCCCTATAGCCCATCTTTCTGTTTCCATTGTTGATATAATTCCACGAACCTCATCTACTGTTTTTCCGAAAATAGTCATAAACATAATTCTAATAAAATCACTCATTGCGATAATAAACTAATTTTCTGAGCAATATACATAACAAGCGCCGCAGGCATAGCCAGAGAAAGAATTAGGCAGTGGAACAAAGAAGGGGTTAGGGGTCCCCGCTTTGTGTAACAGAAACCTTTGGGGGGGCCGAGTCGAGGCAGAGGGGGGTTTTCAGGGGGAAAGCCTGAAGGAGGGAGGATGAGGGAACCAGAGGGGACTAGTAAAACGAAACTGGCCCGAGGAGCCGCGAGGGGGGGGTCCGGGGGGGGGCTGAGCGAGGGATCCCCCCCGATCCTTTGGAAGGCCCCCCGCGTGAAAAGGGGGGCCTGGAAAAGGATAAAGTCCGTGCGAAAACTTCTTCTAGCGCTGTAGTATACAATTTCCTACAGCGCTAGCGCACGCACGGACATTAAGAATATAAAATGGCATATAGACGTAGATTCAGAACAAAGAGAAGAAGTTATGGAAGAAGAAGAGGAATCTACAAACGTCGGTTCAAGAGGCGGTATTAATTTTGGACCTTTAGCTGTAAAGGTTTATAAAACATTTGGACCGCGAGGTGTTGATTGGATTCATCGGCATTTTATGACCGATAATTATAGACATATGATTAATTCTAGACGAAATGAATATGTTAGAGGTATAGTGAAGAAACATCAACGCACGCACATTCGTAGACGTATAAAAAACATTATGGGATATAAAAGATCTATTGGAAATAATGTTGCTAGACCAGCAAAAAAAATGGGCACTATGATCCCTATTACTGCTAAACAAGGAATAAGAAGATCTTCTATGTCTTCTGTAGTATCTAAAGAAACTCAAAGACATTTAAAAGCTCAAAATTTATTATATACTTGGTATCAATATAATATGCATCCTTTGATGTATGCTTTAAATGTTAGTACTTATGACTATAATACTACTTCTCCTGGTATAGGACCAGCTTTATATTGGCAGACTGATGAAGCATTAACACTTCCTGGCCCTGTCCCTAATCAAACCTTAGGTTATTTAAGACCTGCTTTAACTGCTGGTAATGCGGTTGATGCATTTCCTGCATATGGTATGATTTATGTTTTTGCTGCTGATTGGATTGGTGCTACTATGAATCCAGATACTAAAACTCAATCTGGTGGTACTCAACAACAATTAGCCTGGCTACCTTTTGTTTATGGGAATACTACCGATGCTAATAGTCCTATTCTTATTACGGATATTTTAGGATCTGGTACTCCTAATAAAGATTGGTCAACATTACAACATTATTGTACTTGTTTGACTTTTGATTTTACTAATTTAGCTCCTTATCAGTATACTGTTGAAATCATGTTTTTTAAATTTTTAGTCGATCCACATGATATGTCGTATATGGATATGTGTTTAGCTCCTTTGTCAAATCAAACTGATATGCAAACCTATTGCGAAGAAGGAATTAAAGGATTTGGTACCTCTCAAATTGTTATTGTACATAAAAAACGATTTACTATTAATGGTATTGATAATTCTCTGACCATTTCTTCAACGAATAATACAACTTGTGCATTAAACAATTTTGCTAGAAGCAATGGAAATAATAATGCAAAATATTCTTTTAAAGTAAAAAGAAAATACAATATTAATAGACCTGTTTTAAAAACTGTGGAAGCAACTACGGATGATATTTTTTTTAATAAATATTATATTGCTGAACAGGGTACATATTGTAGAATTCAAGCATGGCCATCGGAACCTTTTTGGTATCTTCCTGGTAATGGTGTTACCAATACTCCGAATCCTCAAATAAATAATACTTTCGATACTGCTTGTTCACCGAATCATAACAATAATTTAACAGTTGTTAAACCTGCTGTTCAATGTATTATGCATAAGAAAAGTTACT